GTTACAGGATTAATTGGAGTTATAGGTGGATACATTGGAGGAAGTAAAAGCTAATGGCAACAGCAGCGTGGACAAGAAAAGAAGGTAAGTCTGCATCAGGTGGATTAAATAAAAAAGGAATTGCATCTTATAGAAGAGCAAATCCTGGTTCAAAACTTTCAATGGCTGTAACTACCAAGCCATCGAAATTAAAAAAAGGCAGCAAAGCTGCCAACAGACGAAAGAGTTTTTGTGCCAGAATGAGCGGCATGAAAAAACGTTTGACTTCTGCTAAAACGGCCAGGGATCCGAATAGCAGAATTAATAAGTCCCTGCGAAAGTGGAATTGTTAATGGATGATTTAATCATAATAAGTAAGTTACAAAAGAGAATAAAAGCAACTATACAATCAATAACAGAAGCAATGGTGTCTGGAGCTATTGACAATATGGAAAAATATAAATATATGTTAGGACAGGCGCATGCCTACGAAATCACATTACAGGAAATCTCTAACCTGCTAAAACCAAAGGAGCAAAAAGATGAGCAAGGAAACATTATCGACTTCGGAACCAATTCAAAAGGAAACACCGAAACACGTTAACGCGCTAGAAGAAAAATACGCAAAAGAAAAATCACAAGTCGGAGAAGTCAAAGAACCTCTACATCCTGATAATTTACAACCAGGAACTGTAGATGAATTACCAACACCATCAGGTTATAGACTTTTAGTTTTACCATTTACACCAAAAGAAAAAACAAGAGGTGGAATTTTATTTTCACAAGAAACTTTAGACAGAGCACGTATTGCAACTACGTGTGGTTATGTTTTAAAGATGGGAGATTTAGCATACAAGGACAAAGATAAGTTTGGAGAACCTTGGTGCAAAAAAGGAGATTGGGTTATCTTTGCCAGATACGCTGGTTCAAGATTACCAATTGAAGGCGGAGAAGTGCGAATACTAAACGATGATGAAGTTCTAGGAACTATAAAAAATCCAGAATCAATTCTTCACTTAATATAAACATAGGAAGGAACTATGCCAGAAACAAACGATAAAGATATAAATTCATCTGAAGACTTAATTGATGTTGGCGAAACAGTCGGCGCTGAAGTTGAATTAGATGAAAAAGAAACTTCTGAAAAACCAGAAGTAGTGGAGGAAGAGAAAATAGAAGTTGAACAGGTTGAATCAAAAGAAGAACCTGTTGAAACTAAAAAAGAAGAAAAAAAAGAAGATGAGTTAGAAAAATATAGCGAAGGCGTTCAAAAACGTATTGCTAAATTAACTCGTAAGATGAGAGAAGCTGAAAGGCAAAGAGAAGAAGCTATTCAGTATGCTCAATTAACTAAAGCAGAAAAAGAAAAGTTAGAATCTAAACTTTCTACTTTAGATAAATCTTACACTTCTGAATTTGAAAGTAGACTTAAAACTGGTTTGGCAGCAGCTAAATTAGCATTAAAGAATGCTATCGAATCTCAAAACGTTGAAGCACAAATTGCGGCTCAAGAACAATTAGCAAATATAACTGTTGAATCTTCTAGACTAAATGCTTTAAAAGCTAGGGAATTAGAAAAACCTGAAGTTAAGGAAGTAAACATTACTCCACAAAGACAAGTGAATAATGTTCAAACTGATCCTAAAGCAGAAGATTGGGCATCTAAAAACCCTTGGTTTGGAAATGATTCAGCTATGACTTATACGGCTTTTGACATACATAAAAAGCTTGTAGAAGAAGAAGGATACGATCCTAAATCTGAAGAATATTATGAAGAAATCGATAAAAGAATAAGACTTGATTTCCCACATAAATTTGATAAGATTACAACCAACTCTACACCTAGAGCAAAACCTGCTCAAAATGTAGCTTCGGCTAAACGTTCAGCCTCAACAGGACGCAAAAATACTGTTAAGCTCACACCTTCACAGGTAGCAATTGCTAAAAGATTAGGTGTGCCACTCGAAGATTATGCAAGACAATTAAAAATCACGGAAGGAGTATAAGCATATGGAAAACGAAAAAATAAAGACTTCACGTGCGAGCCAAACTAGAGAAAAAACTTCTCATAAAAAAGTATGGACTCCACCCTCATCACTTGATGCACCACCTGCAAAAGCTGGTTACAGGAATAGATGGATAAGATCAGAAACTATGGGTTTCAACGATACGAAAAACATAGCTGCTTCTTTAAGAGAAGGATACGAATTAGTGAGAGCTGATGAATATCCTGATGGAGATTATCCAACAATAACTGAAGGCAAATATGCAGGAGTCATTGGAGTAGGAGGCCTTTTGCTAGCAAGGATACCAGAGGAGATCGCAAAGCAAATAGAAGCTTACTATGATAGGCAAACTAAAGAAAAAGAGGAAGCCATCAACAACGATCTTATGAAGGAAAAGCAATCAGGAATGAAATTCAGTAGTGAATCAAATTCCCGTGTAACTTTTGGTGGTACAAAGAAAAGCTAATTATTTAGTAATTCTTACCAACAAATTAAAGCTAACCGTGACTATTAGTCACACAATAAAAGGAAAAAAAATATGGCAAACCAATCAACTGGTTTTGGATTTAGACAAGCTCCTACAGTAGGATCAACTCCTGCTACAGGCGGCCAAGCTGAATACAAGATCTTTTCGGGTTTGGGTGTTGGCATCTACAAGAATAACCCAGTATCATTACAATACACAAGTGGTGATGATGGATATCTTCAAGATGTTACAGCTGATACTATGGACGACGGCATCGCAGGCGGTGCTGACTGGTCTACTGGTACTTCTAACACTCAAAAAATTGTAGGCGTGTTTAACGGTGCTTTCTACATAGATAGCTCTACAAGCAAACCTACTTACGCAAACTCTGTTGCTGCTGGTACTACGTTCGGAACGAACTACAATACTGGAAGTAACGACGGAATCGGCTATGTTAACGACAATCCTATGCAAGAATATACTTGTAAAGCGGATGCTGCTGTTAACCAAGTTAAGCTTCTTTACACTTTTAACTCTACTGATGGAGCAACTTCTGGTACTTCGTACCAAGGTCAGTCTACTGTGAAATTAAACATCACAGCAACTGTAGCGACATCAATGTTTAGAATTGTAAGATTCGCTAACGATCCGGAAAACAATGATAACACAGCGGCGAACTCTAACGTAATCGTTCAGATTTCTCCATCAGCTGCGTTGTCTAACTAATCGAATAGGAGACAATAAACATGGCAATATCACGATCACAACTAGTTAAAGAACTAGAACCAGGTTTGAATGCACTATTCGGCTTGGAATACAAACAATATGCTAACGAGCATGCTGAAATTTTTGATACAGAATCATCTGACAGAGCTTTTGAAGAAGAAGTAATGTTATCTGGTTTTGGAAATGCAGCAGTTAAAGCTGAAGGCCAAGGCGTTCAGTTTGACGATGCACAAGAAACTTTCACTGCACGTTACACAAATGAAACAATCGCTTTAGCGTTTGCAATCACAGAAGAAGCTATCGAAGATAACTTGTATGACAGACTTGCGTCTAGATATACAAAAGCGTTAGCAAGATCTATGGCAAACACAAAGCAAGTTAAAGCAGCAGCTGTACTAAATAATGCATTTAGTGCAACATATGCTGGTGGTGATGGAAAAGCACTTTGTGCTACAGATCATCCTACATTAGCTGGAAGCTTCTCTAACGAGTTAGCTACTCCTGCTGATCTTAACGAAACTTCATTAGAACAAGCGTTAATCGACATCGCTGCGTTTACTGATGAAAGAGGCCTAAAAATTGCATCTAGAGGAATGAAATTAGTAATTCCTTCAGCTCTACAATTTACTGCTGACAGACTAATGGCGTCTCAAGGTAGAACAGGCACAGCTGATAATGACATCAATGCTATTAGAAATATGGGAATGGTTCCTCAAGGATACACAGTGAACCACTACTTAACATCTAATAAAAAATGGTTCATTAAAACAGATGTACCTAATGGTCTTAAACACTTTGTTAGATCACCTATCAAAACTTCAATGGAAGGTGACTTTGACACAGGAAACGTAAGATACAAAGCGAGAGAAAGATATGTTTTTGGATTCTCTGATCCAAGAGGTATCTTTGGTTCTGACGCAGTATAGTACTTAAGATTAATAATTAAAAAGGGGCTTTCGGGCCCCTTTTTTTTATGGTATAAGAAAGTAGAAATTATGAAAAACTTCCTAGTCAATATTAGAGCATACGGTTATCATGCGCGATTTCAGATTGTGTGTGAGGACGATCCAATAGCCATTGAAAATTCAATAGTTGACAAGATAGGAGAAAAAGGTGTAAAATGGGAAAAAGACGGATATACCAGTTCGTTAAAAAAATGGATAACCTATGAGGAGGTTAACGATGCAACAATTACAAGACCTTTACAAACAGAAGAGGTCATTGGAGTTGAACTGGGAGCAGGAGCATCTTAAAGAGGGTAGATATACTCTCAATATGGTTAAGATAGACCATAAAATAAGACAGGTCATTAACATTATAAAAATGGCCGAAGCTGAAGAAGCTCATCAGTTAAATAAAATAGAGGATTGTATTCCTCAAGTTTCTGTAGCAACTTAAACAAAAAGCTACATCATTGAAATACTCACTTCTCTGCAAGATCTCTTGCACTTTATTAAAATTTACTATATAAATTAATAACTATACAATAACTTGAATATCGACGAGTATAGTCGACGGCCTAGAGAGGATATTCAAATAACTAGGAGGAAATAACTATGGCAACAACTACATTTTCCGGACCAATTAAAGCCGGATCAATTAGAGAGGGAGCGTCAGCAAATACAGGTTATGTTGTAATGGCACAATCTGCTGCGATCACTCAATCAACAACTGCGGCTACAAGTGGAATTAAAATTCCTGCAAACAGTCAAATTTTAGAGGCGACTGTTTTTGTAACAACTGCATTTGATAACTCTGCAACTTTAAGCATTGGAACTACTTCATCTTCAAATGAATTAGCAACTGCTGTTGCGGTATCAACTATCAATACAATTAAATTAGCTTCACAAGCTACAATTACAGATGCTGACAACTGGAAAGATGTCGGAACTTCTGATGTTGATATTTATGTTGATTCAAGTGCAACTACTTCTGATGTTGGTAGAGCTATTTTGACTGTAACTTACATTCAAAATAATAATTTAGCATAATTAATTATGGAGCTCCTTCGGGAGCTCCTACAATTTAGGAGAAAAAAATGGGAACATATGTTTCAAATGTAAAAGGCACAACGATACTAACTGGAAGTGGAAATATTTTTGCTGGACCAGCAAGAGTTTTAGGAATTTATTATGTGTCTGATACAACTGCAGGATCAATAGAAATTACAGACGGTAGTGAGGAACTTCATTAGCTAAATTTGCTACTCCTTTAGGAGCAGCAGTAGCCGGTCAAGAAATTCCATATTACATTTCAATTCCAGGAGATGGAATTAGATGTGAGACAAATCCATATGCTGTCTTAACAAATGTTAATAAAGTAACGTTCATATACGGCTAGGAGCGTCTAAATGGCAACTATTACATATACAGTAACTGTTGCGACAGGTACTAACGCCTTTAGTACTAATAATCCAAAATTTTTTATTAACGGTGAAGTTAGTCCTGTCCTATATTTACAAGAAGGAAATACATACGTATTTAATCAATCTGATTCTAGTAATACAGGTTATACTTTAACTCTTTCATCTACAAAAGACGGAACACATACTGGTGGTACTGCCTATACACAAGGAGTAACTACTACTGGAACAGCTGGAAGTTCAGGAGCAAATACAACAATTAACGTCGCTCCGGTAAGAACGGTCGGCGCTCCTGTATTATTTTATTACACACCAACGCAAGCTGGTATGGGTAATACAGCACAAACAATTTCACCTACTTCAGAAACTACATCATTCAATCCTCAAATCGATGAAATCATTGAGGAAGCTTATGAAAGAACAGGTGTTGGTGGAACGCGGACAGGTTATCATTTAAGATCAGCAAGAAGATCTTTAAACATTATGTTTCAAGAATGGGGTAATAGAGGAGTTCATTTATGGAAAGTAAAACTTGCTAAAATACCTTTAGTATTAGGACAAGCAGAATATAATTATGCAGCAGATACAGAAAATTTTCCAAGTGATATTAGTGATGTATTAGAAGCTTTTTACAGAAACAATACAGATACATCTAATCCACAAGACATTGCTTTAACTAAAATTGATAGATCAACATATTCTCAAACACCAAATAAATTAGCACAAGGTACACCTTCACAATATTATGTAGATAGAAAATTAAATCCAAGTATTTATTTATACACTACACCTAGTTCAAGCACATCAAGTACATCAACACCATCTAGTTATCAATTTTGTTTTTATTATTTAGCTAAAATACAAGATGTAGGTTCTTATAATTATACATCAGATGTAGTTAATAGATTTTACCCATGCATGATGTCAGGTCTTGCATATTATTTAAGTTTAAAATTTTCTCCTGATAGAAGTCAGGAATTAGAGAGAAGATATGAAAGTGAATTGTTAAGAGCATTGGATGCTGATAACCAAGGTACATCTAGTTTCATATCGCCTCAAACATTTTATGGAGATGGAGTATAATGGCTGGTTACGCGTCTGGTAAAAAATCATTTGCTATTTCTGATAGATCAGGAATGAGATTTCCTTACACAGAAATGGTAAGAGAATGGAATGGATCTTTAGTTCATTATTCAGAGTATGAACCAAAGCAACCACAATTAGAACCAAAGCCAGTTGGATCAGATCCACAAGCTTTATTTAATCCAAGACCACAAAGAAAATCTACGGCTGGATTAATTTTACTAACTGAAAATCCTTTTGAAACTATTATTTATTCAGGAACAACTTATATAAATGTTTATTCAATTAATCATCAAAGATCTACTGGTGATGTTGTAAGATTAAGAGGACCTGTAGCTCAAAATCCTACTACAGGATCAGGTGGCCCTGATGCATATAACTTACAATATTTTGCGCCTATTCCAACTTTTGATGGTGTAAGTGATATTGATAATTCAAATGGTTTTACAATTACAATTGGTAAAATAGATTCAAGTGGTAATGTGACAACAGCACAAGGAAACCTAACTGATCCTGAAAATTATTTTTACTTTACGAGTTCAAATAATGCTATAACAGGAAATATTAATGGTGGTGGTTTTAACTGTTCAGCAGGACCAGTAACATTACAGGCATTATAAAATGGCATATACTTTAACTAACCTACAAACAGATATTAGAAATTATACAGAAGT